ACCCTGTTTTCACAGTTGATATGATGAGCTTTGGCGATGTTCAACGGAGGCAGGCCGTTATACCGGCGCAGGCTATCATTCATATTCGGGGAGCGGTCGTTGCTTCTCCAGGATCGTACTTTTCAATCACCTGGCATACAGTAACTACAACCAAGGGCGATGTAACGCACAATATGGGCGAAACAGCAGAAATACCTACAGATAAGACAGGTATAGACACTTCTAATTGTGAGATATATTGCGACGTAGCGGAGAAGCCGGCTATGGGTATCGCTTCAGATGGAGCCGGTGTGACTTATGGTAATTCAACAGGAACAGCATATATATTTAATTGATTGATATGAAATACATTATTGCAAATATAGAGCTGGTTAAACAGTACTCAAACATTGACACGAGAGCTCGAAGAAAGAGCTCTCTTGGAAAGATAATTATCAATGATAAAGATCTCACTTCAGTTATGGCAGACACATTTGAAGATAAATTAGCTATGATCTCAGGAGTAGCCATAACTGAATTTGAAGCAATAAACGAACTTAACAAGGAGGTTTGGAAATGAATACAGTACAAGGACAAGTAGTTATTAAAAGAACCCGTTATGGTGACACAGTTACTGTGCGCCTTGAATGGGACAAGGCTCTTTATCAATCCATCTCTGATGGTGGCGGAGTGGTCATGCCGGACTGGACGGTGGGTGCCAATCAACCTACAATTACGCCTGTAATCACTTCGTCTGTAAAGACAGGGTTTATCTCTATCATCCCAGGATCTGCTTCGTGGAAATACAACCATCAGGTTTTATTATTCGGAGGAGATGGTATTTGTACCGGAGTTGTGGGAGGAGCAACAACAGGTGCGGGGCTGTTTCATCTTAATCCTACAACCGGAGCGATAAAAATCATCGGCAATCTGGCAACTCTTACTAATACCAATATCGATACTCTTCGCTTCGATGCTGTGGTAAATACCGGCTACGAGACTCCTGTTGGGGCAGATGTGGATATTCGTATAGAGTTGGTGGGAAAAAACTCATACACAGGCGTGGTGGACTCAACTTCAAAAACTCTTCGCGAGGGTGAAGTGGCGACTATTACTGCCACGGCACGTTTGACTTTAGGAATCACTTCGATAGGCGAATTTAAGACAGAATGGTTCAAAGGAGCAGTGGTCTTTAAAGCTAAAAGTACAGACAAAACCTGTACTATTGGCATGGCAGATGTGTCTGGAGCTCAATTGTTTATTTGTAATTTCTATGTTGCCATAGACGGAGCAGACAAACTTGTCTCTACATATATGTTTGTCATCTACGACTCTTCCGATCCCTACTTCGTGCAGCTCACTCCGGTATCAAATGCTGAGGTGTCTGATTTAAACACATCATCTGTCTGGAATGCAAAGCTCATACGGCGCAGTGACAATGTGCAGATCTCGGCAGGGGTAACATGGGCATTTGAGGCATACAACTGCAGAGCAATAGTTATTGTACTTGCAACTGCCTTTGGTGCAACACAATTTACAGTAACGAAAGCCGACTGCGACAGAGTAGAGGTCGGTCAAACAGAGGAGAATGGAGACATAACAATTTCCGCAACAGCAACATTATAATATATATGATATGAACGATTTAGCACAAGTAGCTGCGGTGCAGCAATTACTAAAATCCCAGGGGGTTCTTTGCGTTGTCGAGGGTTCTGTTAAACAGGTAACTCTCGAAAAACTAATGGACTCTATGAATGTGGGACAGGAGCAACTACTCAGACAAGTAGCCTGGGGAACATACCTTGAGTATAACACTACAACTTCATGGCCACAGATAGGCAATATGCAAATGAAGGAGTTGTACTATTCTCAATGTGGAAGATACCTTGTTAAAAATGACGGAACAGCTGCAAAGCTCAACCCTCTTAACTCGGCCTATTTTGTTGATGGAACGGTTGTTGACCACTCGAAAGGTCACACAATGTGGTACTCTCCGGATCTGTATTACTTAGTTACAACACAGGGCGGGCTTCCTATTTTGTGGACTTCTATGATTCCGATTGGAGGCAAGAAAGCTCCTGCAATGTGTATAGGAGCATACAAGGCAGGTATGCCTGCTTCTGCCCTGGTAAGTAAACCTGATTTAGTGCCAACAGGTTCGCTGACTCTCTCGCAATTTTGGGCTGCGGCTCAGGTGAACGGTAAAGATTGGGGGTTGTGCTCCTATGAACACAGGAAGAAAATCACGATGCAGTTTCTTGCAGAGTATGGTAACACCTCTATTCAGGCAGTTCTTGGCGTTGGGTTAGATGGTACGGGTTCTTCGTATGCTAATTCTCGTAATATCACTACTGGCAAGACTATATCGTTGGGCGATGTTTCGGGCAGCATCAATACTCTTGATGCCGCTTCTACAACTGTACAGTGCATTTCCTATCGAGGGTTGGAAAATATTTATGGGCAGATATGGGAATTTGTCCAAGGCATTCTATCTAATCAAGAAACTGTATATATATGGGAGGGTAATAAGGTAGCTAACGATAAGCCTCCTGTGGGAGTTAATTACAGAAGTCAAACGAGAATGACTTCGGCTGGAGGAAGTTATATAAATAGTATGCAATTAGGGGAATTCTTCGACATCATACCTAAAACTGTTGGTGGTGGCGCAAATAATCGTTGGGCTGATGGGCATTGGTCTGCTGCAGGCGGTGAAGTCTGGCTGTTCGGCGGGCACGCGAATGTCGGTTCGTTATGCGGCTTGTCGGCTTCGTATGCGTATTTCGTTTTCTCGATTGCGGATTCGGCCTTCGGGGCTCGGCTTGCTTATTATGGAGGACTTAAGTTTGTGACTGGCTCACAATTGAATGTATAAGCCGCGTAAGCGGCTGCAAATCCTGTAGCAATACAGGTAGGTGGCGCGGGGTTAAATGCTCTGGCTGTTCGGCGGGAACGCGAATAACGGTTCGATATGCAGCTTGTCAGCTTCGAATGCGAATAACGTTTTCTCGAATGCGAATTCGAACATCGGGGCTCAGCTAACTTTTAAACACGATTTTGAAATCTCGCAAACCTTGCCCCTGAAAATCAGAGAGGCAAAAAATAAAGAGCGACAAACGGTGTTGGTAGGAATACTCGAAGACTCCGGTCGCAGAAAAAGCAAAAAAACCAATGAAGAGAATAGGACATATTTACGAACAGATCTACTCGATAGAAAATCTTACTGCAGCAGCAAAAAGCGCAGCTCGTGGTAAGAAAAAAACATCGTATGGTGTGAGGCTCTTCCTGAAGGATTCCGAAACTAAACTCCTGGAACTTCAACAGCAACTCATTTCAGGCACATTCAGGACCTCTGAATACAGAACCATGACCATTGTGGCCGATAGGGGTAAGGTGAGAGAGATATCAAAACTCCCTTTCTTCCCGGATAGGATCTTACATCATGCAATTATGAGAGTAATCAATCCTATCCTTACCAAGTCACTCATTTATGACACATACGCTTGTATAAATAGCCGTGGAGTTACCTTGGCCGTGAACAGGGTACGGAATGCTATGAAGGACAAAAAGGGCTCGGCGTGGTGCTTAAAAATAGACATTCAGAAGTTTTATCCCAATATCGATCAGCAGGTGTTAATCTCTCATCTAAGGCGAAAATTTAAAGATGAGAGGTTTATTTCCCTTATAAGTGAAATCATTTGCTCAACAGAAAAAGGTCTGCCAATAGGTTCTTACACCAGTCAGCTTCTGGCCAACTTCGCTATAAGTGGGCTCGATCACTTTATTAAAGAGAATTTGGGAGTAAAATATTACTTCCGGTACTGTGATGATATGGTGTTCTTAGGTGAGAGTAAAGAGCGGATGTGGGAGATATACGAAGCTGTAAATGATGTAGTAAACAAGCAACTTAACTTAATAATAAAACCTAACTATACGGTGTTTCCGGTAGGGGTAGAAATAAAGAATGAGACAAAGACACGAAAGCGCAGCAGAGGAGGCCAGAGGGCGGTCGATAGACTTCCTGGGATATCGGTTCTCTCACAAAAAGACATTGCTGCGTAAAGACATGAAACAACGATTTGCGAGAAAACTCTCGCAGATAACAGATAAAAATAGAAAATATGAGATACTCTGCAGTTATAAAGGATGGTGCATGCAAGGAGACTGCAAGACACTCTGGAAAAGATTAACAGGTATGAAGAATTTTAATGAGCTGAATGTAAAAGCGAAGAGCGTTGGCAAAGATGGTAAACGGTTCTTCGATGTAGAAGTAAAAACATTAATGGATATCCTCAATCAAGAAGTGGTGGTAAAAGACTTCGAGACAGGAGTCCAGACAAAGAACGGAGGAGACCGGTATGCTGTACTCATTGAGATAGCTGGTAAGGATTGCAAGTTTATCACAAATAACTACAAGCTTAAAGATGTGCTCGTACAATGTAGAGAAAAAGAGTGTTTTCCATTTAAGGCGACAGTAAAACGCCGTACAGGTAACAACAATAAAGCAGATTATTACTTTGAATAAAATATTATTATTATGAAAACAGAATTTGACTCAATGCCTCCTGCAGTAGTAAGAGAGGGAAATGTACTAAGGATCTTCTTCGGATTTGAGCCTGTTGAAAAAGAGGATAAAGACGGCAAGATTACAACTAAGTTCGTTGGTTATAATGTTGATATCAAGGGAGACCACTCTTATGGATCTATTGTGTCTGCAATAGTGAAAAGTAAATATCCTAATGATAGCAAAGATGCTATTATGGCAAACCGTGAACTAGTAAGAGATCACCCAAAGTCACAAAAAGTGACAGAATATCTTTCAGAGTATACGTCGTATCAAAACTGGAGGACGTATGCAAAAAGCGTTGCACAGTCAGTAATCGATAATATTGTTGAATAATGGCCGGAATAAGAGGTACAGCAGTAGTTAGGAGAGTGAAAGAGCCAGTTCCTGGTGCTGATGGTTTATCTATTGTGTGGAAAGGAGACCTTGCAATACCTCCCGCAAATCCCATAAAAAATTGGGTATATAGAAATACGGGAGATAAGAAGGTATATATATATAATGGTACAGCCTGGCAGATTATGATAGTTGATGGTAATGATGGAATTCCTGGTACGGATGGTTCTAACGGTCTCTCTGTATTTATTACATATCATGATAACGCTCCCTCATCACCGCCTGCACTTCCCACTGGAGATGGGACAACAGGCGGGTGGCACACTAACACAACACCAAATGTTATATGGATCTCTCAAAAGGTAGCAGCATCTTACTCTTCTGGTACTTGGGGTGATCCTATTTGTATCAAAGGTAATTCTGGAGAACCTGGACCGGTAGGTCCTCTTTTGGTGTCACGGGGTGCATATGATGCCAATGCTATATATTATGGCTATTCCAGCAGGATAGATGCTGTCTTTTACAATGGCATCTTCTATCGAACTAAGATAACAGCAGGTCTATTCCAAGGAATTATACCTACTAATACAACCAAGTGGGAGTCATTTGATCAACAGATAGATTTTCTTGCAACAAAAATATTCCTCTCAGAGGCAGCATTTGTTCATAATCTAATAGCAGAACAGTTAAAAACGGCCATAAATGGTGCTAGGATAGAAGTCAACGCAGGTGATGAACAAAAAGTCGCCATCTATGACTCTGATAATAATTTAAAAGTGCTAATTAAACCTACTCCAGTATCATCAAAAGCAGTAATCCAAGCAGGTGCTTCATCCTCCTCCCTTACTCCTACGGGTACAGATATGGGAAGCCTTACTAGTTCTTGGAATTACCCAGACTTTGGGTCATGGTCTGGTTCACAATACTCCTCTTCTTTTCAAACATCATTTGAAGGAGTATTAGAGATAGAGGTAAGTAATATTCAGGTATCGGCAAGTGTTTCTGATGGTTACTATGCTAGGTCTGTTGCTAATATAGCGGTAGTACTTCAAAAATCAGTAAGTTCTGCATGGCAGGATGTAGGGATAATTGGAGAGACAAACGAGGTCGCGGGAGTGAAAAACATATCTGCAACTATAAGAGGATTGACTGCAGGGACATATCGCCTCGCGGCGCTCCATTCACACTTTTCTTATTCAGAGCAGCAAGGCGATCAACAGATGTCCGATTCTACTAGCGCAACTACCGATTGGAACTATATTACTGGTAGTTCATTTATTATAACAGTTAGAAAAATAATAGCTCAGACAGAGATAGGTACAGATGGAATAGTATCTGCTTGGTCTTCAAATAAATATATGCACTTCTCTCAAAATGGATTCTTTCTCAAAATGGGTACGATTGAATTTGAGGTAACAGAGAGCGGAGTGAAAATAAACGGAGTAACGCATAGTTGAAAAATAATAATAATCAGTGCTTATTATTAAGAATAGGCACCTAATCTCACCCCGTTATGGAAAAACATTGGTTATCAAAATATTTTTTCATCGCAGTAGGAGGATTCCTCTCGATGCTTCAAGACATTACTATGTTGCTTGTTGTATGTACTCTTGCGGTCGTCTTAGATTGCATTTCAGCAATAAGCCTTGCCCATAGAGTTAAAAAAATGGGTAAAGGTACTGGTAAGGTCACATCTGAAAAAGGGTCGAAAATCATTAATACTCTTGCCACAATTTATTCATTGATAGCATTTGCATACTTGCTTGACAATTATGTTGCAACCATGTTTGATATGTATTTGGAAAATATAGTTGCGGGAATTTTCTGTTTTTGGCACATGTGGTCAATTCTCGAAAATCAATCATCAGCGAATAATGCAAGATGGGCAAAAATACTGCAGAGAATTTTAGTCGATAAGGCAGAGAGGCATTTTGATGTAAAACTTGATGAATTAAAATCAAATAATAATGAAAAAGATAGTATGTAAAGGTCGGATCAGCTCAGGATTCGGCACCAGGATTCACCCAATCACTCGAGCAACCAGTTTCCATAACGGAATCGATATCGCCTGCCCGGTAGGAACCGGAGTGTACTCACCTGTCGCTGCAGAAGTCGCACAGGTATATAATCATAAGACAGGTGGCCGAACAATCATCCTTCGGGATGTGAACAACAACGACCGTTATGGATTTTGCCACCTCTCTGTTCAGCAAGTAGTCACTGGTCAAGTGATCCCTGCCGGCCATCAGATCGCACTCTCCGGCAACACCGGTCGCTCATCCGGACCACACCTGCACTTCTCTCATGCCACCGGTGGCCGCTGGAACAACAACATCAGCACCGGCCATACCTACCAAGATCCTACACCGAAACTTGAATTTGAAATTTAAAATGAACTAAGATGATATCTACTAGAATGAGAAGTATTTTGGCTGCTACATTAATGATGGCAGCTTTTGCAGAAGTTGAAATGCATCGCCCTTCTCGCAGAGTTTCTGAAAAAGCAGATGATTCAAGTCATATCTGTAAAAATTGCTATAAATATCCAGAAAAGAAGTACTGTAAGTTTGCTAAAAAAGCGATTAAAGCATCTACTCCTGCGTGTAAATTATTTATTGAAACTGATTGATATGAAAAAAATTATCATAATCATAACCGCGCTCGAGCTGCTCACTGCATGTGGAGTCTCAAGGCGCGCCGTTAAGACTGAAATCACCTCAGAAGTGACTCAGCAGACACTTACAACCGACACAACCTCCCGGGCCACTACCTGGGA